GGTGAATAGCAGCGTGCCTAACATTGTTAGGATTACTTCAGTAGGTCTTTTCATTCTGTGATCTCCTTTTCTTGGATGGTGTAAAAGTACCCGCGCCCGTCATCGGTGTCCTGCATGTAGCGCAGTGCGGCTTCGGCTTTCACTTTGTCGATGAACACGGCTTCAATCCACGGGGTGTCGCCGTCACTGCCTTTGAGTATCCATACGAATTTCATGTTGTCCTCTTTGGGTTGAGTTGCTTGAGCAGTTCAGGGTCGGTGAACAGCATGTAGTTGCTCTTGTTGAGCGGGGCGATGGTGAACTTGCGTTGACGGGCAAGTGCATCGCCGCAGAACTTGCAATGGTGGTAGCCGAGGTTCCATCGTTCGATGTGCACATCGTCACCGCATGAGATGCACTCCATCCAAGCGGTATCCCCGGAGGCGGCTAACATTGTTAGGGCTTTTAGCGTAGTCATAAATAAGTTACTCCTGCTCGATGTGGTTGGCGATGGTGTTGAGCAGGACTTGGCATCCCGTGATTGCGGCTACACGGTCAGCGGCATTGATGGTGTTCATCAGGTCAAAAAAGTATTCGTACGCTTCCTCCAAAGTGTCGCGGGTGGCGAACATGGGGTTGCGTAAGGACTGCGCAATCTGCGCAGGGGTCAGGGTTTCAGTGGTTGCGGTCATTGGTTCACTCCTTCAGTCAGTGCCTAACAATGTTAGGCGGGTTGTCGGGGTTGCCCCCGTAAAAACACTTCTTCATTTACTACAACCTTATTGTACCACAAATAAGTACCCAAGTCAAGTACTTTGATCGCGGGGTGCGACCAAAGGGATGTTAGGAAATAGGCAGGGGACGAGGAAACCTAACAACGGGCTAACAATGCGGAATCCAGTAACCATGCGGGTTTGCGGAGGCTTTGTTAGAATGTTATAATGTTATATGAGAAAAAGAGAGAAGCGGGGTTTTTGCTTTTTGTGCGCCGAGTTGCGGGTGCGTGGAACTGCACTTGCCGAGAGCCTCGTTTTTGGACTCTCTCTCCAAAATCACGCTAACATTATCACATTAGACGAAAACTTAACGAAATCAACGACTTAGTCAATGTTCACTTCTAACATTGCACCCTAACAATGCCACAAAACCTAACAATGTTAGCCCCATGTCCATCCACCTCTCTGGTCACTATCATGGTCGGCTTGGTGATACGCGAGAAATCCTAACTTTACCGCGACCATGTCGTTCCACCGCTCTGGTCACTATCATTGTCCCTAAACCAAAAGACGCTAGGGGAAACACAAAAGGCCAGCCGACCTAACAATGTTAGGGCTTGCGCACTAGGTGAAGCGGAAACACAAAAGCCCGCACGGCGTGAAAACCGGACGGGCAAAAGAAAACCCCGCACAAGGCGGGGCTGGGTCAGGGGGTGAGGCGGGTCAGTACGGGTAAGAGGCGATCAGGGAAACGATCAGGGTGAAAAGGTACAGCCACAAAATACTGATTCGGCGCATGTGATTCTCCAGTAGACCTAACAATGTTAGGCGGGGGTTTCCCCCCGCCCTCCCATTACTTCACCATGCTCAGGTCAACACCCAAGGCCATCAGCGCGGAGGCGATAAACTTTTGCGCCTCGGTCACTTTCGCAGGGAGGGATTCCTGCTTCGCGTTGAATTTGTAGAGGGCAATCAATTCCTCCACGTTACGGGTCACGGGGTCACGCAGAGTGTTACCCGCGCCCTCGCTCTCACCCGCGCCCTCGGCGGTCTCACCCTCGGCGGGTTTGCCGTGGCGCTCTTCGCGCCCATACTTGCGGATACGTGCCCATACAGTAGAAGGGTTAGAGTGTTTTGCCGCCTTCAATTCTACGTAGAGGGCTTTTTTCTCGCCGTGTACGGGTTTCGCCGTTTCGCTCGAATCGTTCGCTTCGATGTCGAACCAATCGAACCCCACAAACAGGGCATTGAGGGCAATCGCATAATCGCGCTCCGCACCATAGGCGCGGACAACCGCATCAGCCACGCCCTTGCGCAGGGTTTCGAGAGAGACTGCGTTACCATTGACAATTACGTTTTCCATATGAATCTCCAATCTAACAATGTTAGGTCTTACTAGGTGACCTATTAACCTATGCAACCGGTTTTCGTTTGCATGGTGCTATTATATCAAAACGTGGTACGAAAAGCCAGTTCCTTGGAAACAATAATAGCCACCCCTAACAATGTTAGGCAGGGCGCGACCCCACGCCACCCCGACCCCCCAAACCACAGAACGAGGAGGTGTGGTCCCCCTATACTTACTAATCCACACATTGGATCGCAGCCCCCGACGTTTCCACATCTAACTTCGTACCACGTTATTAGTCTCGTGTTGTAACTTGGCTAATCTCTGTATGGGTCTCGCCGCCACTCCGTACCTGTGTTTCACAAAGATGTTTCACAGTGATTAAGGGGGTACCCCCTATTAAAATAGGTGTAAGTAGCAACAATACTTATTGCCGAAACACCCCCCTTCATTTTTCTTTACCTCCCCTACCCCCGGGGGGTATTATTTTTTGGGGGGAGAACTTCAGAATTCCTGTAACGTGGGGTTCGGTTGTTGCACACACTCCCCCACTTCTTTGCAGCAACGCCCGTCTCCTTCCGGGCTTGGGGTGTGAACTCAACTCACACCCCTTTTTTATTTATGTATTGACACTGCTGCTACGTTACTGTGTATACTGCGTGCAACTGGAGCCACAAACAGTTCCTTACATGCCTGTAGTTAACATAGAACCCACTGACCAACATCCTGTGCCTTTTGACACGGCGGATGAAGTCGTCTCTACTTTTGCTGAAGAAGTAGCGGTTGCAGGCAATACGGCAGAACTTCAAGTCGCCTTGGGCGCATCCCTCGAAGTAGACGAAGCCACAGCGGACAAAGAGAAAAATCTGATCGAGCAAGCGATCAAGAACCGCAAGGCTAAAAACCTAACAAACCCCAATACAGCGTTCGCGGCGGCAGCATTCCTGCGGACCTACGGTCAACAAATCGCCTTGGATGTAGCCCAAGCGCGGTCAGCCATCACGCATAAACTCATGGAGATTGCCAACTGCGGCGACCCCAGATACGAGTTGAAAGCCCTAGAACTACTGGGCAAGCACAGTGATATTGGCCTGTTCACTGAACGCAGTGAGATTACGATCAACTACAAGAACCCCGAAGACTTGGAGAGCGCCATTAAGGAGCGCGTCAAGCGCCTGCTTAATGCAGAGGTCATTGACATTACTCCTATTGGAGCAGACCTAGATGAACAACTGGGGATAGCCGGACAGGAAGAGGACGATGAGTTGCCTCCATTGGCTAGTGAGTTGAACGACGAGGGTGAAACCGAGGACGAAACGACAAATGACGACAGCCCAGCAAGCCCTCAGTAACGTCTCCCTCAAGGACATTCCTAACATCCTGCCGCTACTGTCGTTGCCGGAGCAGGAGAAACTACTCGCGGAGTTGGAGAAACTCCAAGAACTCAAGATGCGCAAACTGGCGCAGACTAAGTTTCTGGCCTTCGTTAAAGAGGTCTGGCCTACATTCATCAGTGGTAAACACCACGCCAAGATGGCAGCAGCCTTCGAGCGAGTAGCCGAGGGCAAGTGCAAGAGGCTCATTATCAACATGCCTCCCCGGCATACTAAGTCCGAGTTCGCCTCATACCTGCTTCCGGCATGGTTCCTCGGCAAATTTCCACACAAGAAGGTCATCCAGACCTCCCACACGGCAGAACTGGCTGTGGGCTTCGGACGTAAAGTTAGAAACTTGGTGGACCAAGAGGTGTATGCAAAGATTTTTCCGGGAGTTGGGCTACAGGCCGACTCAAAAGCGGCTGGACGTTGGGCGACAAACAAGCAAGGTGACTACTTCGCTATCGGTGTGGGCGGTGCGGTGACCGGTAAAGGTGCTGACCTGCTCATCATCGACGACCCACACAGTGAACAAGAGGCCGCGCTGGCGGAAACTAACCCCGAGATATACGACAAGACCTACGAGTGGTACACATCAGGCCCTCGGCAGCGTCTGCAACCGGGTGGAGCCATCGTGATCGTGATGACGCGGTGGTCAAAGAAGGACTTGACGGGCCAAGTTATCAAGGCAGAGGCCCAACGGGGCGGCGAAGAGTGGGAAGTCATCGACTTTCCGGCTATTTTGCCCTCTGGGAACCCCCTGTGGCCTGAGTTTTGGTCACTTATTGAGTTGCAAGCCCTCCAGAAAGAACTCCCAAACAGCAAGTGGATGGCGCAGTACATGCAGCAGCCCACTTCGGAGACCTCCGCTATCGTCAAACGGGACTGGTGGCAAGAATGGGATCGGGATGACCCACCGTTCTGTGACTTTACCCTGATGTCATGGGATACGGCCTTCGAGAAGTCCAACCGTGCTGACTATTCAGCCTGTACGACGTGGGGTGTGTTCTACCAAGAGAACCCCGATACGGGCAAAACAGATACAAACATCATCCTCCTAAATGCCTTCCGAGACCGGATGGAGTTTCCAGAACTCAAACGAGTGGCTATCGAGCACTACAAAGAGTGGCAACCCGACTCCGTGATAATCGAGAAAAGAGCATCGGGGGCACCCTTGATATACGAGTTGCGAGCGATGGGCATACCAGTCCAAGAGTTCACTCCAGTCAAAGGTAACGATAAGATTTCGAGATTGAATGCGGTGTCTGACTTATTCGCCTCTGGGCGGGTATGGGCACCCAACACCCATTGGGCAGAAGAGGTCATTGATGAGGTTGCCAGTTTCCCCTCCGGCGAGCATGATGACTATGTTGACTCGGTATCTCTTGCGTTAATGAGATTCCGTAAAGGCGGCTATATCCGTACCTCACTCGATGAGGAAGATGAGCCGATAATGTTCAGACGCAAGTTTGAGGGGTATTACTAAAAGGACACATCATGGCAATAGATAAAGCACTAGCACAAGCCCCGATGGGGTTAACCGATCTGTTAGAAGGCCAAGAGCCTGATATTGAGATTGAGATTGAAGACCCAGAGGAAGTAAAAATTCGTGCTGGTGGTCTTGAAATTGAGATCGAACCGGCTGAAAAAGAGGACGATGACTTCGGTGCCAACCTTGCGGAAGAAATGGACGACAAGGTCTTGGCGGAACTCGCGGGTAATCTGCTAGGCGACTTTGATGAGGACATATCGTCACGTAAAGACTGGATGCAGACTTATACCGACGGTCTTGAGTTGCTAGGTATGAAGATCGAAGATCGTACCGAGCCTTGGCCCGGAGCATGCGGTGTGTATCACCCGCTACTGTCTGAAGCACTGGTAAAGTTCCAAGCCGAGACCATGATGGAGACATTCCCAGCCAGTGGGCCGGTACGCACGCAGATTATTGGTAAAGAGACTGCCGAGAAGCGCGAAGCCGCTATTCGTGTCAAAGATGACATGAACTACGAGTTGACCGAGGTAATGGTCGAGTATCGCCCTGAGCATGAGCGCATGCTGTGGGGTTTGGGTCTGGCTGGTAATGCCTTCAAGAAGGTGTACTTCGATCCGTCACTGAATCGTCAGACGGCAGTGTTCGTTCCCGCAGAAGATATTGTGGTGCCCTACGGCGCGTCAAACATCGAGACTGCCGAGCGTGTAACTCACGTTATGCGTAAGACTCCTAACGAGTTGCGCAAACTTCAAGTAGCGGGCTTCTACCTTGATGT